TGAGATGGGTCCACTATTCGGTGTTCTACACCCAACAGCGGCAACAGAGCTAATGAAAGCAATCGGCACAAACGCATACGCAGGCGGTGACTTCCAAACAGAAGCACTACGCAACGGCTTCCTAGGCACAATCGCAGGCATCAACCTATTCCAGTCAGCATTCGTTGAAGGCACAACAAAAATGGGTTATGTATTCGGTCGTGACGCAGCACGTATCGCAATGCAGCGCAACGTTGACATCGAAATCGGTCGTCGTCCAGAAGCAGTTGGCTTCGACGTAGTTGCAAGTGTCCATGCTGGTGTAGGCGTGGTTGACGCAACACGTGGCGTTAAACTAGTTGACGCAGCATAATAGTAGATAGTTAGGAGACAGGCAATGGCATACGCATATGATGATGATTTAGTAGCGATTGTCCCAGACATCTTTGACCACGGTGTAGATAGCTTCGACGCAGAGTTAGCTCGTAGCACAGATGATATCAATCGCCGTATTAAAGCAGAGTGGTGGGCACAATATCATGACCCAAACGACTTCGATAGTACCAAACTAAAGGCAACCGAATGGGAAAGAGCAACCATTTATCACGCATTAGCGTATTATATATTGCCAAGGTTATCAAACTTTCAGGAAGACGATACCTTCCAGAGACAGATGGTATTCTACAAGGAACGTTATATGGAGGAGTTCGCAATCGTAATGAGTGCGGGCTTCGCCTATGACCAAGATGGTGATGGGACATATGAGAACACCGAAATGGAATATCAGAGAAGTGAGAGGTTATATAGATGAGCAACAGCAAGCGTAAGGATATAATCCAAGATGTTGTTGATAAACTCAAGACTATCACTAGCCCTCGTCTTGGTAAGGTAAGTTCCAAGCCAGAGGAGTTCGCCAGACTAGCCCGCACAGCGTTCCCATTCGTCCAAGTAGAGGTCGAAGGTGAAACAAAAGAAGATATAGCAATGGATTGGCGATTAGCCACTCTTACGCTGAATATCACGGTGCATTTAGATGGTAAGAATAAGTCAGAAGGTGTGGAAAAGCAACTAGCAGACATCATCGAGGCAATCGAAGAAAAGCTAGAAGCAGACCGTACCAGAGGCGGGAAAGCTCAACTAACAGAACTATTAGAAGTTAGCGATATCCAAGAAAGTGGGTATCCTACCGTATCACAAACAATGAGTGTTGGTATTCAATATACTTACGCTCGAGGAAACACATAATAAAGGAGTCATAATATGGCAACAAATATCTTTTCAGGTTCAGAAGGTATCGTGTATGTGGGTAATACAGCAGTAGCGTCAATCCGTTCTTTCTCACTAGAAGAAACACAGGAAACAATCGACGCAACTACTATGAACACATCAGGCGTAGCTTTCAGAACAAACAAACCAACGTTCAAATCTTGGTCAGGCACGGTTGACGTGTTCTGGACAACAGAAGATAGCAGCACAGACAACTTCGGTCCGACAAGTGCAACTGCAACTCACGTAGAGCAAGGTGGATCAGCACCAAGCGATAGTGCAGGCGCATCAGGTGACGCAGACCTATTCGGTATCCTACAACCAGGCAAAGATGAAGTGACACTTCACTTCTGGTTCTCAGGTGACGACACAGGTGAGCTAGGTTACACTGGCACATGTCTGATCACAAACCGTTCAATCTCATCATCAGTAGATGGTATGGTTGAAGCAACAATCTCTGTTCTAGGCACAGCAGCACTAGAAACAGAAGTTGGTGGCTGGACAGGCACAGCAGCGTAATGATTAAGTCCGGTATCAGCAAAATGGGCTTCCGTCCAAAAGACATAATGAAAGACATCGATAAGAAGTCTAAAAACTTTATATCAGCCGTAATGGATGATGTAAAGCGTGTCGCAGCGAATGAAACACCAGTTGATACCGGACACGCTCAACGAGGTTGGAGACGCCGAAAACAAGGTGTTCTAAATAATGTAGATTATATAACCCATCTGGAAGATGGACACTCAAAACAGGCTCCAAGCGGTATTGCGAGACCTACTATTAAAGAGATTAACAGATTATACAAAAAAGGAAAATACAATGCAAAATAAAGAAGTAATGGATAAGATCCGCTCACACTTCCGTGAGACTATCTCAGGCGACCTAAAGCCGATTGATGTACCAGAGTGGGAAACGACATTCTATTATAAGCGTGGAACTAACTTCGCAACAGAAGCAAAAGTTATGGAACTACAGAACGCTGGTAAGACAGCAGAAGCACTAGTTCAGGTGTTAATCAATCGCTGCCTTGACGAGAACGGCAAACGAGTATTCAACGAGCATAATAAAGCAGACTTGATGAGGTCAGCAGATCCAAAAGTTCTATTAAGTATCGTATCTCAAATCAATGATGATGACGATCCGGTATCAGTTGAGGATGCGGAAAAAAACTAAAAGCAGACCCACATCTATGGACACTATATTATATCGCATATAATACAGGCTATACGATGGAATATATGATTAATATGCCGCAAACGGAAGTAGCATATTGGGTCGCATTCTTAAAGGATATAAACAAAAAAGAGAGTTCAATACCAAAGCCAAACAGCAGAGTATTGAGAAAATAGGAGACACACGATGGCAAATGTCTATGGAATGATATTTCAGATAGAGGACAAAACAAAATCTGGAGCCCGTAGCATCAATCGGACGCTCGACGCACTGAGGAGTAGTGCAGACAGAACAAAGTCAGCACTGCGAGGGATTGGTTCAGTAGCTAGTTCAGCCGTCGGATCACTAGGTAAGACAGCCGCTGCGGCGACAGCGGCTGCTGCCGCATTCGGGTTCTTGGCAAAAAAGAACCTTGACGCACTAGACGCACTTGGTAAGACAGCGACAAAACTAGGTGTATCAACAAACTTCTTATCAGAATATTCAGTAGTAGCTAGTCAAGCAGGTCTATCAACAGACCAGTTCAATACAGGTCTGCAACGCTTCCTACGTAGATTAGGTCAAGCGCAACAAGGAACAGGTGAACTACTGAAACCGCTAGAACGTCTTGGTATCAATATGAAAGATGCTAATGGCAACTTCCGTGAAGGAACAGATGTATTCCAAGAGTTCTTAACCAAACTTGGAGCAACAACAAACGATGCCCAGAAACTAGCACTAGCGATGGGCGCATTCGACACAGAGGGTGTAGCGTTCATCAATATCGCAGATATGGGTGCGACACAGATTGCTAAACTTCGTAGAGAAGCAGAACTAGCAGGGTATTCAATCGACAGATCCTTGGTTAAAGGTGCAGAAGATGCTAATGACGCATTAGACCTACTATTATTAAGAGCGAAAGGCTTTTCAGCAAACTTCTTCGGAGCGATGGGTCCAGCAATCGCAACACTAGCAACCGATATCAGAAAAGGTATTGATGACGCAGTAGCTGGATCAGGCGGAATGGAAAACTTCGCAAAAAAACTATCCGCAGACTTTTTAGAAAACGCAGGTCGGTTCGTTAAAAGTCTTGGTACGGCGATAGATGGATTTATCAACGGTATCGCAAAAGCGATTAACGTTATGAAACAAGTAATCGTTAGTATCTCCAAGATACCTGGTGCAGGATTTGACGCAACGTTCGGAACTGCGGAAGAAGTAGAGGCACTAGAAAGAAAAAAAGATATCGTATCGGAACGTCTTGCAGCACAGAAAAAACTGCTAGAAGATAACCAAGCAGAACTAGACAAACTTAATGCAAAGTATGACAAGTTACCAGGTGGTATTCTAGGGAAAAAAGATCCAACAAATATCGCAGGTCAAATCGCAGCGGCAGCACTGGCAGCAAACCACTTCCAAGGTCGAGTAGATGCACTACAATCCGAGTTAGAAGATTTAGACAACACATTCGTATTTGATAAGATGGGAACTGATATCGAATATGTAAGTGATGAACTAGATGATGCAGGTGATAAACTTATTAAGGCTGCAGGCGCTATCAGAGATGGTATAGTTAAAGAAACAGCGAAAGTAAATGAAAATATAGCCGAAACAAACCCTATCATCGCAAGACAGATTGAACTATTCTCAAAACTGAAAGCATCAGCACAAGCACTATTAGATAATATAATAACACCAAATAAAGAGTTAGCGGAGAGCTTTGATGAC